AGCTGCTACGCGCTTCACCACGTCGATGTAGTAACTCTTCTCCCTGCCGTCGATGCACGCCATGTTCTCGAGTATCGAGGTGGTGTGTTCGATGACGAAAGCCATCATCAGTATGACGGTAAGCACGTCGAAGAACCATGCGCCCACCATCCACTGCAGCGTGTTGTGTCCGTACTGTGCAGCGAAGTAGGAGAACATCTGACATGACACGAAGAGCGAGAACCAGATGAACAGCTTCAGAACGAAGCGCGAGAACTTGGAGCTCTCGAAGTGCTCCATGCGCTTGTGGCTTGCGGTGACACCCGACACCAGCTCGATGACCATCAAGAAGATCATAGCGAGTGCGAGTATCGGCCAGATGCCGAGCACCGAGCAGATGACGCCCAAAACGGACGACAGTGCGACGCTCTGCCCTATGCTGACGTATTTCGTCGAAGGAAATACGCTCGACATAAGGGCGGCGACGCTGTCGTAACCGTAAGACATTAATATTCTATTTAATAGCATAAAAAGAGCCTTGATGATTAGTACACCACAAAGTTATATATAATATAGTGTTGGCCGTAGGACACAAAAAGCGGCGCGC